AACACTGCCTCGCTGCAGAAGATCTATGTGAACGTGAGCGCTCTCAAGCGTTTCGTCAAGGTCTCTGTCACTGTGGCTGGTGGTTCCGGCGCTGGTGCTGTTGCTGTGATCGGCCTGGCTTCTGCCAAGTATTGCTGATCATGGCGATCACGGAGGATCTGGATGCGTTTCTGGCGGACTTCGGCGTCAGCTGCACGGCTGGCGCTACTACCGCCAACGGGATCTTGGACATGCCTAGCCAAGTGATCAGCGATGGAATGGTGCTCACCACTGACTACACGCTGACAGCCAGAGCCTCCGTTTTTGGCAGCCTCGTTCGCGGTGATTCAATCACTGTGGATGGGGCTGCTTTCACTGTTCGCGAGACAATGCTGCTCGACGACGGCAAGTTTGTTCAGCTGGGGATCCAAAAGACATGAGCGGTCCTTTGAAGATCAACACTCGCAGCCAGTGGTCAGCGCTGAATCCAGTGCTGATGGCAGGAGAGCCTGGCGTCGAGAGCAACACAAAGAATGTCAAGATCGGCGATGGACTGACGGCATGGAATGGCCTGCCGTACTTCAGTAATCCTGGTTATTGGGCATCGTTCTGGGATGAGACCACTCAGACGGCAGCTGCGGCCAATACGCCTTATGCGATCAACTTGCGATCAGTTGATCTGAGCAGCCGCGGGGTCAAGATCGTTTCAAACACACGGATCACCTTCGACCATCCGGGCGTCTATAGCATCACCTTTTCGATTCAGTTCACCAACACCGACACGCAGATTCATGATGCGAATGTCTGGTTGCGGAAGAATGACAGCGGCAGCAGTGGTGATGTTGCTGCAAGTGATAGCCGTTTTAGTATCACGGCAAGCCATGGCGGCGTGAGTGGGAATGTGATCGGCACGGTGAACTTTGTGCTGCCATTGGTCGCCAATGATTACTTAGAGTTGATGTGGGCGACTAGCAGCACGCAAATCTCGATCTTGGCTGAGCCTGCTCAAACCAGTCCGCTCGCGCACCCGAGCATCCCTGGCATCATTTGCACAGTGGTGCAGGTGGCCTCCGCATGACGACGCGCCGTGAGTCGATCCTGGCCAGGATCCGCACCAACCTGACCGATACCAGTGGCGTCGGGACTCGCATCTATCGCAGCCGGGTGGAGCCCTTGGCGCGCGGCGAGCTGCCAGCGATTGTGGTTGAGCCAATCAACGATGTCTGCGTTCAGCTAACCAGTGCCCCAACACTCGACTGGACGCTGACGGTGCGCGTCGCGGTGATCGTCAGGGGCAACATCCCAGATCAAGTTGCGGATCCGATCATTGAATCGCTGCACGCGAAGATCATGGCCGACCTGACCTGCAATGGCTTTGCCTATGACGTGCAGCCTGTCGGCGTCAGCTTTGACCTGCAGGAGGCGGATCAGCCTTCTGGTGTGATCTCCTGCGACTTTGCGGTGAAGTACAGAACGCAAGTAGCTAATTTGGCTCAGAGTCCGTAGTAGCTACGATGATGGACGAATACAAAGGCCAGGGCGGAAGCTATCTGGTCGACAAGAAAACCGGCAAGCGAAAGCTCGTCGAGCGGACTCAGCCGGCCCCTCACCCAACCCTAGAGGAAGCCACCAATGGCCTCAGTTCTGACACGCCGGCGCCTGATTCTGGCGAAGATTGAAAGCACCTACGGCACGGATTCCACTCCGACCGGAGCTAGCAACGCAATCCTGGTCCGTAACCTGGAGATTCAGCCGCTGGTCGCTGAGACCGTAAACCGCGACCTAGTGCGCCCTTACATGGGGCAAGCCGATCAGCTGCTGGCTCAGACGCGCGTCGAGATCAGCTTTGAGGTTGAGCTGGCTGGCTCCGGCGCTGCTGGCACCGCTCCGGCTTACGGTCCTGTTCTGCGTAGCTGCGGCCTTAGCGAAACCATCTCGGCCGGTACTAGCGCCACCTATGCGCCTGAGAGCAGCGGCTTTGAGAGCGTAACCATCTACTACCACGAGGATGGTATCCGGCATAAGGTGACTGGCTGCCGTGGAACTTTTGAGATCACAGGCGAGGTTGGTCAGATCCCTGCGATCAGTTTCACCATGACGGGCATCTACAACGCCCCGACTGATGAGACCCTTCCTACGCCTACTTATGCCAACCAAGCCACCCCGCTGATCTTCAAGCAGGGCAACACCACTAACTTCTCGGCCTTCTCCTACAGCGGCTGCCTGCAGTCCTACAACTTCAGCATCGCGAATGATGTGATCTATCGCGAGCTGGTGGGTTGCTCTAAGGAGATCATGATCACCAACCGCGCCCCCAGCGGCACGATCGTGATTGAAGCTCCGACCATTACGGCCAAGGACTTCTTCACGATTGCCACTGGCAGCAGCACTGGCAGCATCACCTTCCAGCACGGCACCACTGCCGGCAACATCTGCACGGTGACCACTGCTCAGTCTGACTTGGGCAACCTGACCTATAGCGACCAGGATGGGGTGCAGATGCTCAACATGCCATTTATTGCAGTTCCGACCAGTTCAGGCAATGATGAGCTGAGCATCGTTTTCACCTAAGGAGCTGCTGCATGGCGTTTGTTCTCAAGCAATCAGAGACCTACAGCTGGCCGGTCACTATTGACATTCCTGTCGATGGTGGTCGCCATGAGCGGCAGACCTTTGATGGTGAGTTCAAACGCCTGCCGCAGAGCAAGGTTGGCCCGATGATCGCCGAGCTGAGCAAGCTTGAGGAGCTTGGCGATTTGGAGCGCATTACCGAGATCGCTGCTGACCTGCTGGTCGGCTGGTCTGGGGTTGATGGTGATGATGGGAAAGAGATTACCTTCAGCCAGAAAGCGCTGCAACAACTGCTTGAGGTGCCCTTCTTGGCAGTTGCAGTGATGAAGGCATATGTAGATAGCCTCAAAGGAGCCAAGCGAAAAAACTGATCGAGGCCGCTGAGCATTGGGCCAGTGGCGGTGTTGTGGACAACTCTCAGGCTGATGCCGCAGCGTTTGGCTTGGCATTGCCTGAGCAGCCAAGTTTGGACTGCGAAGTATGGGAGGAAAACTGGCCAACAGTTGAGATGTTCCTGCGCGTGCAGACGCAATGGCGCACCACGATGAATGGCGTGCTGGGACTTGATTATGGAGCTGTGGCATGGCTCTTTAAGATGTACGCAGTAGAAGACCCGCGCGCGCTGCTGGAGGATCTGCAGGTGATGGAGGCAGCAGCGATGGCGGTCATTAACGAGCGGAGCAGCTGACATGGCTTTGAATCTCGAAGCTTTGCTCCGCATCAAGGCGGACGTTATTGGCGAGAACAACATCCGCCGGCTTGGCAACTCCATGCAGGGCCTGCAGGGACAGGCCAAGAACGCTGCAATGGGCTTCAACAACCTGAAAGGTGCCGTTGGAGCGTTTGGCGCGGCAATCGCCGGCAGCGCAATTGTGGGCGGCTTGGGCGCGATCGTGAAGAAATCGATTGATGCAGGCGATGAACTGTTTAACCTGCAAGCCAAAACCGGCATTGCAGCCAATGCACTGATCGGATTGGGCAATGCGGCCAAGCTGGCGGACGTTGATCAGGCAACGCTGGGCAAGGGCTTGACCAAGCTGAGCATCAATTTGGTGAAGGCGGCTGAAGGTAACGATGCGCTGGCGCGCAAGTTTGAAGCGCTGGGCGTCAGCGTGAAGGGTGCCGATGGGCAAGTGGTATCTGCTGATGTGGCGCTTAAGCAGGTCGCTGATCGCTTTGCTGATATGCCGGACGGTGCGCAAAAGGCGGCCGCGGCCGTGGCTTTGTTTGGCAAGTCTGGTGCTGATCTGATCCCGCTGCTGAACGAAGGCGCTGCGGCAATGGAGGAGTTCACTTACAAGGTGAGCGATGACTTTGCGGCGCGGTCTGATCTGTTCAACGACACGATCACGGAATTCGGCATTAAGACACAGGGATTCGGGCTCGAGCTGACGAATGCGCTGCTGCCGGCGTTGCAATCGATCCTTGAGGTGTTCGGGGAATTGTTTGACACCAAGACCGATTGGACAGCCCTGTTTGACGTGATCAAAGGCGGCGTGCGTGGTGTCGCCGCGATCCTTTTGGCAATGGTCAAGCTGGTAGATGAGGCGGTGCGCCTAATCGGCAGCTTTGCCAAGCGCGCGCAGCTTGCGTTCAAAGGTGACTTTGCCGGTGCTCGAGCTGAGGCGGATAAGTTCGGCGCTGATTTTATGGCGCGCTTTCAGACCAGCGTGCAGCAATTTCAAAAGCTGTTCACCGACGCCCCCTCACCCGGCACCGGCCTACGCCGCGGCGGTCGAGGCATGGCGCTGGACACCAGCGAGGCTGATAAACGCGCAGCATCTGATGCGGCCAAGGCAGAAGCAGCTGCCAAGCGTGCGGCCGCTGAGGCTGAGCGCCTAGAGGAGCGCCGGCGTGATTTGGGCCAGCGCGCGCTGGATCTGCAGCGGCAGTTGCGTGAAAGCGTGGAGGATCTCAACGCTGCCTACGCCGGCGTGGACGCTAATCAGTTTGAGCAGCTGGAGCTGAACCGCGGCGAAGCGATCACAGAAAACAACAGGCTGGTGGATCAGCTGACGCGCGATGTGGTCGAGCTGGCCATCGAGATCAACAAGG